CCATGCTCACGAGGAAGTAATCAAGACTCTTATCGAGTTAGATTATGTAGCCAAGATCATGGAAGAATGTGAAAGGATTAAGGAGGGTTCCAGTGATCTTGAGCACGTACACATCTTGGCTACCAATGCTCTCAAAGATGTTGAAAGATACATTGAGAAAGATGAGCTATTTGTTAGTGCTGACTTATCCGCTATTGCTGATCGTATCTCTACTTCTGGCTTGGAATGGAGAATGGATGCCCTCAATCGCAGCCTTGGCCCTCTACGAACTGGCAATTTTGTTATTGTTGCTGCTAGAGTAGAAGTAGGCAAGACAACATTCTTAGCTAGTGAAGTCAGTTACCTAGCTCAACAACTTCCCAAAGACAGACCTGTTGTGTGGGTCAATAACGAAGAAGAATCTTCAGTTGTGTTCTTTCGTATTGTTCAAGCTGCTCTAGGGAAAGAATCCAAGACAATTATTTCTGACACATCAGCAGCAATGGCTGACTATGCAGCATTAATGGGTGGTAACAAAGACAAGATTCGTGTCACTAAGGACATGAACCACATGAAAGACCTTGAGACTCTCTTCAAGGAAATCAACCCCGGTCTGATAGTGTTCGATCAACTTGATAAGGTCAATGGCTTTAAGTCAGAAGAAAGAGAGGACATCACACTAGGAAGAATCTACAAGTGGGCTAGAGAACTAGCTCGTACCTATGGTCCTGTGATTGCTGCTTCTCAGCTTAGTGCTAGTGCAGTAGAGCTTAAAGACCCCCCATACATAGGCTTAGATGCCCTCAGAGGCTCTAAGACAGACAAGCCCGGTGAGGCTGATGCTGTAGTGACTCTAGGCAAGTTTAAGGAGCCTAAGAACCACGAAGAAGAGATGCTTAGGACTATCAATGTTCCTAAGAACAAACTCCCCGGAGGGGGAACCAAGCAAGTTGAAGCAGAAAGGCACGGTCAATACATGGTAACGATTGATCCACTAAGAGCGAGGTTTGAGTAATGACAACACCTACATTTGTAGCCATAGACGTAGAGACTACGTTGAATGGTGATGAGGAAGTTGGGTTAGCTCATCCTATGCACCCAAAGAACTATGTTGTTCTAGCGGGTATATTTGGAGATGGAGTTGATCCTCTTGTGTTTTCAGATATGTTGTCGTTTCTGGATGAAGTGAAAGACTATGCTCCTGACACCATCTTCTGTGGACACAACATTTCTTTTGATTTGTTGTATCTCTACAAAGAACGCTCAGACTTCAAAACCACACTTCAAAAACATAGGATTTGGGACACACAACTAGCTGAGTACATTCTCAGTGGTCAACGCACCAAGTTCTCTAGTCTTGATGAGTTGTCTATCAAGTACGGACTTCCTATCAAGGACGACAGAATCAAGGCTTACTTCCAAGCTGGTATTGGTAGTGACATGATTCCAGCAGGAGAGTTGGAACCCTATCTCAGACAGGACGTTGTTAACACCGAAGAGATTGCCCAGAGGCAATATATGCAAGCAGTCAGGGAAAACCAACTGACATTGATTGAATCTCAGATGGAAGCCCTACACGCAACCACAGAGATGATGTACAACGGATTGCGTATTGATCAAGAAAGACTGGATGACTATACAGTTGAAGTTGTCAATGAGTATGCTGATGTAAGAGTCAATCTAGAAGCTTTGATCAAAGATCGTGTAGAGGATGTCAACAGTCCTAAGCAATGGAGCCAATTCTTTTTTGGTGGAACCAAGAAGATTAAGGTCAAGGAAGTTGTTGGACTCTACAAGAACGGTAAGACCAAGACCAAGCTGATGGAGAAGACAGTCAAGGTTCCATCAGCTATTGTCTACGTTCCTGATCCAGAGAAGGTCAGTGAGAAGACAGGTCATGTGTCAGTCGATGACAGTGTTCTCAATGATATGTTGAAACATACAGTTGATACAAAGATCATTGGTGTTATCAACGCACTGTTGAAGTACCGTGAGCTATCCAAGCAGCTATCAACCTATGTACAAGGCTTAAGCAAGCACATCATTGATGGCTACATCCACGGCAAACTTAACCACACAACAACAGTGACAGGTAGATTGTCTTCTACTAATCCTAATTTACAAAATATAAGTAATAACCCTATAAAACAAATCTTTGTTTCTAGGTTTAATGGAGGTCTAATCGTTGAGATTGATTTCAACCAACTAGAAGTTGTTGCTCTTGCCCATGTTACTGGAGACAAGCAGTTGATTAAAGATATATCAGGAGGTACTGATATACACAGTGCTCTCTACAACCAGATGTTTGGAAGAATGCCTACCAAGGAAGAACGCAAGCCATTCAAGGCTCGTACATTCCAACTCATTTATGGTGCTGGAGCTAAAGCTATTTCCAAACAAGCTGGATGCAGCTTCGATGAAGCAAAGAAGTTCGTTGATGTGTTCTATGCACGTTACCCAGCAGTAGCAAAGTGGCACACAAGCTTTGCTAAGTTTGTTGAAGACAATGCAAGCTACTTAGAAGGAGAAGGCGGTCTTAAGGATAAGGAACGAACCTATATCCACCAGACCGAGACAGGACGCAAGTTTGTGTTCAAGGAGTACTACAGCGCAAGTGAGTGGTCTTCTAGAACATACAACTTCAGTCCTACAGAACTCAAGAATTATCCAATTCAAGGGTTAGCAACTGGGGATATTGTCCCGATGGTATTGGGAATTATCTTCAGGAAGTTAGTTGGAAGAGATGATGTGAAGATGATTAATACCATTCACGATTCTCTAATGTTTGATGTCAAGATGGAATCCATCGGAGACTTTTTATTGGAGATAACAGAACTAATCAAAGACACGCACAAGTACTTTGAGAAGACTTTCAAGAAGCCGTTGGCTCTCAAGCTCAATGCAGGAGCATCTTACGGTATTAATTGGTATGACATGAGTGAGGTAAAAATATGACGATTATTTCGGGTGTAGTTCAAGAAGTTTCCACCAAGGACGCTAGCACCAAGTATGGTGTTAAGCCCACCTATTCCTTTAAGGTAGATGGTAAGTGGATCAAGTGTGGATTTAAGAATCCCGGAGTTGAAGTTGGTTACACCGTTGACTTCGATGGTGTTACTGGTACTTATGGTATTGAAACAAAGTCGGTGAACATCGTTAGTAAAGCTGCTCCTACTACGACAAGTGTTACTAGTAGCAGCACGCCTGTTGCTAAGACTTATGGTGGTGGTGGTTACAAGGAGAAAGTATTTCCTATTCCTCCTCTTCATGGTGATCGGGCTATTGTTCGTCAGAACGCTCTAGCTCGTTCTACTGATCTCTACATTGCTGCTCGTGGTGGTAAGTCATTTGATCTGGATGCTGGAACTCTTGATCTTGTCATTAGTTTCGCTCGTAAGTTTGAAGCTTACACAGCGGGCGACCTTGATCTTGAAGAAGCCATCAAGGAGTCTGGTGATGAAGAACTCAACAAAAGCTGATGACATTCGTAGCTATCTCAAACGTCAGGACACCAAGACACTAGAGAGGTTCAGCTTCTTTATTTGGACAGTCTTGATGGAGAGACAGTACAAGAAAAACCCACCTAAAGTAGTGGTAGTAGAACCACAACAGCAACAAGAGTTGTTCCCAACTCCACCTGTTCACTAAGTACCTAGGGCTATAGAGAAATCTGTAGCCCTATTCCCCTGCAATTTTGCACACATATCAACACTAAGAGGTAAATATGGCTACTAAAGCAATTCCCCAAGAACCAGTAAAGCGTGGTCGTGGTCGTGGTCGTCCCCGTAAGAATCCTGTTGTTGTAGAAGTATCAGCAGCACCAAGGCAATCTGTTGCTCTTGATCGAGACACAATGCAAGCTATCCATGCTTATCAAAAAGTGGTTCATAAAGAGAAGGGAATCAAACTCACAATCCCTCAAACCATTTGCTACGCTGTCTTTGAATCTTTGAAGCGTTGAGGTGTTTATGACAGACCATCTCTTTTGTTTCTACATCATCACAACACAAGGAGAGAAGATTCTCTGGCCCAACTTGACTCAGATACAAGCATCTAGGTTGAACAAGGCTACCGAGAATCATCCTCCCACTAACATCCTCAAATTCGGTTGGGGAAGAATGGATTACTTGACATGAGAGTACTCATAGATGGAGACATCGTAGTTTATAGGGGAGCAGCATCAGCAGAGAATGATGATCAATGGATTGCTCAAGCTAGGGCAGACCAGATGATTCAAGATATTCTTGCTGACACTAAAGCAAGTAGCTATAGCGTCTACTTAACAGGAGGAAGCAACTTCCGCAGGGAGCTTACAGCCGACTACAAAGCCAACAGACCTGACAGTAGACCTAGACATTGGGCAGCAGTACGAGAGTTCCTAGTAACACAACACAAGGCTGTTATGTGCGAAGGATTCGAGGCTGATGATCAGTTGGGTATAGAGCAAGACAAAGAACATGGAACAACGATCATTGCTTCCATAGACAAAGACTTGCTTCAGATACCCGGTAAGCACTACAACTTTGTAAAGAAGGAGTTCAGAGAAGTCTCTCATGATCAAGGACTCAAAGCTTTGTATATGCAGAGCCTAATCGGAGATCGTAGTGACAACATCTTTGGAGTAGCTGGCATTGGTCCAGTAAAGGCAGCTAAGGTCTTAGACCCATTGCTTCCTGAAGAGTACTACGAGGCTTGTAGGGAGCTTTACGGGGATGATGCTAGGTATCACCTCAACATGAAGCTTCTGTACATATTTCAAAAACCAAATGATATTTGGGAACCACCTACAACAACCCCCGAAGGGGGGAGCAGCCCCGAAGGGGAACCCACAGCAACCGGGGGTGTGCCCAACGGCACAGGCCCGGAGAAAGAGCAGCAGCAATGAAACCAAGGCGGCACAACAGCAGCATCTACAAGAGTGGACTAGAAACAAAGTTCCAAGCAGCAGCACTAGCAAAAGGGTGGAACCTACCTTACGAACAGGACAAGATCAAGTACACGATCCCTGCAAGTAACCATAGCTACACCCCAGACTTCACTGTTACTAATAACGTCTACATAGAGACTAAGGGGCTTTGGGTAGCAGCAGACAGAAAGAAAGCACTCTTGATAAAGGAACAACATCCAGAAATCCAAATCCTCTACGTCTTTCAACGTAACCAATCTCTCTACAAAGGGAGCACAACAGGCTACTTGGAATGGGCAGAGAAGCATGGACTTGATGCTTGTGTCTTCTCTAACGTAGATCACTGGACTAGCTTCATATTGAGGAATATCAAATGATTAGCAATTATCTCAAGCAACTGTTCCGTAAACACACTCCCTTGGAGATGGCAACCAAGGAGCTAGTGAACACAGAACTGGCTCTACTACAAGCTCAGACAGCAGTGGAGTGGGCGGAAGCCCAAGTAGGCGAGTACAAGAAGCGCATCAAGCGTCTACGATCTTTTATCAACGGAGAGACTACCGAATGATTCTCAAAAATAACCCGACAGAGAAGACTCACTTCATTGCTTACAAGAGCAATAAAGCCAACAAAGACATCGGGAGAGGTACTACAGGCTTTGTAAAGAGCAACTTCCCAGCGGGAACAGCGTTACCACCTACATACACAACACTGCAAGACAAAGGAACCTACAAGACAGGCATGGGAGAGGTTAGACAGGTACAAAGACCCGGCTCTGATCTGAGCCACATTAGGAGTAAAGGACTTTGATTATGGAATCAGCACAAGCAGCAGCAGCACGGCTGTACGAGGAGGATGATCCTATGAGGTGGCCCTTTATGGTTGGGATGCTAGAAGCCCAACTCAAAGACTACCAACACTTTCTTCAGAATGCTCAAGAAAGGATAAGGGAACTGGAATTGGAACTTCTGTACAAGGATTCAAAATGAAGACAGCACCAGAATCAACAAAGAGGAAGGTTCCCCCTCAACCTGAATATGAGCTTAGATGTCCTAAATGTGGAAAGACCTACAAAGGAAAGATGACGGACTCTTGTCCTAACTGTGGTCCCAAAGAGGAGAAAAAGAAATGATTGCTAGGTTACTAGGAACATTAGTTATCTCTTGTTTTGGGCTATGTATGTTGCCAGTATTGGTACTTGCTTATGTCATTCTAGCTTTTGCAGAGTGGAGCAATGGAATGCTGCACTTGTGGAAAGAGGAAATAGATCATTGGGGAAAGCCATGAATGATTGCTGTAACCACGACTGCAACCAAGGACGAGATTGCCCACATCAACCCGAATCT